CCAGTTCGTCTGATAACCCAGGGGACTTAATATCCATCCTAATATCAAGATGAGGATTAGGTTGAAGACGCATGACAATACGGTCGTTGATTTCTCCATCATAGAGTTTCAGTGGTGGTGCTTTAAGTTTGATAACAACTTCAACGCATCCATAAGGCATTTTCTTACCAGTCAGGACACGAAAAGGAACGCCTTCCCAACGCCAGTTATCGACGAATAAAGTGCCAGCAACACTGGTAGGAGTACGACTATTAGGATTAACACCCTCTTCATCACGGTAACCTGCATATTGTCCAAGAATCATGTCCTCCCCTAAACGAGTAGCAGCAAGTACTTTTGTTTTCTCACGCCTAATTTCTTTGGCGCTCATCTTACATGGTGCTTCCATAGCAATCAAAGACAGAACCTGAAGAATATGGTTCTGAAGCATATCTCTTACAGCACCAGCAGTTTCATAATACTGAGCACGTCCATCACACCCAATAGTTTCAGTAGCATAAATTTGAACTTCTTCTATGTAATTGCGGTTCCATAAAGGTTCCAGCAGTATGTTGCTAAACCGAGTAGCGAGAATATTATTAACAGTATCTTTGCCAAGATAATGGTCAATGCGATAAACCTGTTTCTCGCGTAGATGTCGCTCAACCACAGACTGTAGATGATGAGCAGATTTATAATCGTACCCAAAGGGTTTTTCGATAACCACTCTAGACCTTTCCGGGTCGTCAAGGAGTCCTGCTTCTTTGAGATTGACGATAGCATTCTCATATCGTTCTGGTGGTACGGACAGGAAATAAGTATTATCTTCTAAGTAATCTGGGAGATGTTTCAAACTCTCAACACAATCTAAATCAGCACACTGATAATCTAGATGATGCAAGAACTCCTCAGGATAATCTCCCAAAGAGTCTTTCCATTGTTGTGCTGTTGGTTCTCTCCTTGCAGATCCACTAATTACAAAGTTGTCTGGGAGCAAACCTTTCTTCCAGAGTTTATGAAGTGCTGGTATCAGTTTTCTTTTGCATAGATCTCCAGTAGCACCGAAGATAACTATACCTCTAGTGAGCGGTTCCGTTTCCATCGTATTTGTCTGAGTCGTAGTATATATTTTCACCTTTTCGTATCCCGAAATATATCGTGGATAGTACAAACGGTATTGAAATCCAGGTGAGTGCATTAGATAGTATCATTTGTTTTTTGGTGAAGGGCAGTAGGGGCATCCTCTTCCCCCACATCTGTTACAAACCATCCATTTAGTTTTTTTATCGGACATCATGACCTCCAAACATAGCTCTCATTCCGTTGAGGACTTTATTTGCGAACTTTCCAAGTCTTCGTGACTCAAATCTTGAGTATAGCGCACCGCTGATAACAGGAGCGGGTACACCAAGATCCACAGCAGCGTGAACAGTCCAACGACCCTCACCAGAGTCTGATACTCCCCCATCAAACTTGCTAAGCTCTCTATCGCCGCGTAGAACATCAGCGGTAAGGTCAAGCAACCAACTACCAACAACGCTACCCCGACGCCATAACTCAGCAACCTCAGAACAGTCAATATCATATTGATAGTCCTCTGGATTATCCATTGGAGCAACCTCAGCATCTCCTGCTTTAACATATGCTGACCCAGCATTAGCTTCATGCAGGATATTAAAGCCCTCGGCGTACGCTTGCATGATTCCATATTCGATACCGTTGTGAACCATTTTTACGAAGTGACCTGCTCCAGGACCTCCACAGTGTAACCAACCATATTCTGCACTGGTTGCTCTAGACTCGGGATCTGTGCGGGGTGCAGAGGCAATGCCAGGTGCCAGTGCCCTGAAAATGGGAGCACAGACAGATACTGCCCCATTTGCACCACCAACCATAAGACAGTATCCACGCTCCAGACCGTAAACTCCACCAGAAGTACCGCAGTCAATATATTGGATACCATACTTAGAAAGCCTTTTTGCTCTCCTGCGAGAATCCTTAAAGTTGCTATTGCCATGATCAATAATAATATCCCCGTCGCTAAGTAATGGTAATAACTCATCAATAGTGTCCTCTACTGTTTCTGCTGGTACAACCATCATAAAGATTCCAGGAGATTTTGACTCTTCCTGTGTAAGAGTTCCTACACCAGTGTGTACTACTTGAACAAGATTTTCCAAAGAAGTGGTACATCCACTGATATAACCCTTTTCATATTGTTCTTCAGCTTTTGCATAATTGTTACGATATCCATGAACTTCGATACCTGCTTTAATCATACGACGAGACATACCCTCGCCCATTCTTCCTAGTCCAATAATTCCTACTTTCATAGCACCCTCCCAGGAACATAATTAATTTGATCTAGAACTTCATTGAGAAGTTTTTCATACGATCTAAACAGTTTATCACCTGCAATAAATGATCTCTGTTTTTTCCAAAGTGCTTCTGCAAGCATTTGTTTTTCATCTTCTGTGAAATCTTTAAATCGATTCATGTGATTTTACCTTTTTACAGTGAAATTTTTAACCATGGTAATAATGGATCTATAACTCCAATAAGTCTTAGAAGACCTTCACTAAAAAGACCAAGAATAAAAAAACCAACAAACATACTGATAATCCCAGCATTACGATTATGTTTTCGTATTGCAGTATCAATCATCTCCTGAACTTCTTCTTTTGTTACGTGGTTAGGAAGGTCAACTTTCCTACCGCGCCAGATCCAACTCTTAGGCATTTATCATCTCCATAGCATCTTGTAGTTCTTTTGAGTGATGTAATTCATCGTTCAAAATTTCAAGGATTTTATCGTCATGTCCATTAAAGGCGAGATGTTTTGCATACGTTTCTGCTGCATGAATCTCTACCTCGTAGGAGAGATGGTAAGCAGACCTAGGAGCCACCCAATAATAAACCACGTTGACCCAATAGTAGATAAGTACCAGGTGTTTGGCGAAAGCGCGATCCACCCAATAAGCATTACCGCCCCTAGATTCCATATACTCCAGATGTTCTGTTTCATTGACCGACTGCTCGAAATGTTGTTTCATCAAATATAAATGTTCTGGACCTCGTAGCCCCATAGATTCTCTTAAATGCAACACACTTAGAAAAGCAAAGTAGGGTGCCCTAGCAATTTCTTCAAGCACCCAGAATCTTTGATAGTCTCTGCCTTGATATAAGAAATCAATGATTGCTACTGTGATGTTTAATGTGATTGTGTTAATTTTCCTCATCGTCATCCTCATATAAGGGACTGCGATTATGCTTTCTTATTGCATCATCAATCATCTCCTGACACTCTTCACAAGTGACATAATGTGCTGGTTTGATTTCATCCATCCTGTGAGACATTAGGTAGATTGTCCATCGGGTCAGGTCCTCCCGATACTATAGCACAAGCACGTTTGTAATAAAAATTTTCAGTATTTCCTGACTCTTCAAGAGCCTCCTTTATTCTCACCCAGTTAGAAAATTCGTCGGGGTGCATAGTTCTATTTTGAAATACACTATAGCTATAATAGTTAATTCCTAAAAAGTTGCCACAATATGTTCATCCCATAACATACATTAAGTAAATATGTAATTATCGCACCTCAAAATCTAATTTTCTTACTTTTCTTTTTCTTCTTGACTCTTGCCACTGAACATCCTCTGAAGAAAGAAAATTCTCCTTCTTGCTAGTATAAGAGTTAAGCATAACAACCTGACTTAAGTCAACCGCAGATATCTTATCTCCACGAATAGTTGTCATATTTGAGCATCCACAAGAGATTGCTCTACTAGGATGCCCAATCAACTCCTTGCCACAGGAGCGGCACCTTACCTTTATAGTGTCCATGGTATGACGAAATATACGTCTTCATTTTCACTTATTTATATGGGTGAAGAGGGGATTGAACCCCCGACCGCCTCCGTGTAAAGGAGATGCTCTACCGCTGAGCTATTCACCCCTGTACCCATATTGTAACATATACTCTACAGTATTGGCAACATCTTCCATTGCATCACGTAGAACTGGTCGTTGTCCTGCTTCCATCCACCTTGCATCTTTCTCATCAGTAAGAGTCCAACGCCATTGACCCATACTCTTGGAATACCAGAGATTAATTTTCATTTTAACCGGTCCTCAGGAAGATATTCAGCACATTTGCCAGGGTTTGCTCTACAATACTTTCTCACTACACCATGAATATCATGTTCCATCGTATGGTGTGCATGATTGTGTTGGACTCCAATTAGAATTAAAAAACCCACTAGCAATACGTTGAAGTGAGTAACGGGGGAGAGTAAAATCCTTTTCATTAAAAAGGGGGGTGCCGTCGCACCCCCATCATAGCATCTAGATGTATTATTGTCTATATCAGAAGTTGTACTTCAGACCCAGTTTACCACCGACACCCAGATCGTCGGAATCGTCTACAGTCAGGAAGGAGAGTTCACCATAGACTCCGATAGCATCAGAAACAGGAATACCAACACCTGCTTTACCAGAGAATTCAGTCTCGGTGTCAACACCATCAGCAGCGACGATCGCTGGACCCGCCTGGACGTAGTAGGAGGCAGCACCGACTTCTCCCTCGTAACCTACGTGGATGTCTGTCGTTGCTCCGACGTAAATATCTCCGGTCCAACCAGCATTGGTTTCCACGTTGACGTAGGGACCTGCAAGGGCAGGTGCTGCCATCAAAGGAGCAGCGGCAGCAAGTGCGATTGCGGATTTGAACATTAGTTAGTACCTCGTTATTTTTGCTTGTGGATTGGTTACCCACAGATGAAAGGGAATCGACATTTCCCTGTATGTAAACCTTTTGTTACAAAAGGTAAAATATTTATACTAGGTATAATTTCGGATAAACTTTGGATATCCGAAAGCGGGAGACGAGATTCGAACTCGCAACAACCTGCTTGGAAGGCAGGGACTCTACCGTTGAGTTACTTCCGCAAGTGGTGGGGGAGGTATTCTCCCCGACGCATCCTTCACACGGATGAACACATTATAAAGGAAAGATGTTATGTGGTCAAGCCCTCAGTCGGATTTGAACCAACGACCTACGCTTTACAAAAGCGTTGCTCTACCACTGAGCTATAAGGGCGGCTTCCCCGGCAGGATTCAAACCTGCGACCAGACGATTAACAGTCGTCGGCTCTACCGCTGAGCTACAGAGGATTATCCGTAGGGATTTCTCCCTTGTTCTTTACAGAGTTTGAAGTATAGTTTGTAGTACCTACCCTTCATTTCGTTAAGAACTTCTTTGTCCTCTTCAAAACCCAAGTTGCCCAAATGAGCAGAACTGCCTTCTAATTCAGATAGTAGAAGTAATATTTTAACTGGGTCCATAGTAAGAAGACAAACGACTCAAGTAGGATTTGAACCTACGACCGACTGCTTAGAAGGCAGTTGCTCTATCCAGCTGAGCTATTGAGTCTTGAATGTATCCAGTATAATTTAGTTTTCAAAAAACGTCAAGCTAAATAAAATTAAATCAACTATATACACATGAAAAAAGCTCTGGTTGCTTTTGGTATGCTTTTGATGACGACACCTGTTTATGCTGGTGGTCTTGTTAGTAAACACTCAGCAAGTGTTCAACTCTCCGTTGATGCTGCTAGAACAACTGCATCGAGAATCGGGAGTTCGTTCTCGATATCAGGCAGTAATATTGACACTACGAACGGTACAACTGCAAATACAGTCTCTACCGGTACTATTACAGATGGAATTTATAATCCAGGAACAATTGCAGCCACACAAGATACTCCAGGAGCAGCATTTTCCTTCAGTCAGTCTTACACTCAAGGAGATGCTGTCCCAACTAGTGCTCCTACCGTAGGAACTGTTGGTAATCTGACAGGTCAAACATCTTATACTGCTGGTACTACTGGTGATCTTGCCGGTACTGTAACCTCAGCAAATGTACTTACGGTAACAGCAGGCGGAGCTGGTTCTACGGCAATCGGACAATTCGTTTCCGAGATTACTGTTATAGACTAATGACTAAACTACAAGAGGCAATCGGGCTAGGGTTGGTTCTTGGTATTATCCACGGATTAGTTCAACCTGGACATTCCGTGCCGGTGGTCCCGAACTTTACACAGGGCTCCATGACTAGCCACACGGAGACAACTTCTACCGTGACTGAAACAATTAATTCTATGGATTATAATACAGGATATCAATATTCTGTAACTGGCAGTGGTGTTGAACCAACCAGTGGAACTTTATCACCAACAACAGGTGATGTTAATGTAACGATTGAAGGGGTGAATTCAAAATGGACAGGAGTCACAGCGACACCATCATTCAAACAAACCACACCAGGAGCGGCGTTTCAGTTTACGCAAACCGTTTCTGGTCCAGGTTTAAGCAATCACACGATTATTCAAAGGGAGACCACCGTTACAAGCGTAACGGACACTACAAGTATCTTCCAGCAATAATAGCACTACTATTTGCGGCACCCGTAAGAGCAGAAGGTGTTGGTGGCGTGTCTGCTACTGCATCTCCAATCGCGAATAGTTCAGGTTCGGTGACCAACCAAGCGATCCAGGTTTTACAAGGCCCATATATCACTAATACTTACGGGGGAGGAATACAGTGTCAAGGTCCCACTGTAAACTTTACACCCTTCGTTACAGGTTCACTTTCTCAACAACATCCATATGAACCATTTTATAATGATCCAGTATATGATATGCGTGATTTAGAAGGTGCTACTGATGCAAATGGAAATGTTATAGGAGACGGAGCACCTGACAATCCGGGAGATATTTTATATTACGTACCGACTAGAACAGGACAGAAAAATAATACTAACTTATCTGTAGGTTTCTCCATGACTTGGAGTACACCTTTGGATAAAAAATTACAAGACCAATGCAAAAAAGCAGCAGCAACACAAATTGCTTTACAACAACAATTAACTGCTAATAAGAGATTAGATTTTGAGATAGCCAGACTCAAAAATTGTGGAGATTTGATGAAGAAAGGAATTCGCTTTCATCCAAAGAGTCCATACTATTCCATATGTGCTGATGTGGTGATAGATAATGTTACTACTATTGCACCACACGTTCATTCTATTTCCCGTCCTTCATCCTCCGGAGAATCCGAATCGCCCGTGAGCGTTCGCGCTGAAGATCTCGGCGTTCCTTTAAGGACTCAATCTTTACCTTCTTCCCCCTAATCTTTGAGATCTTTGTAATCACCTTTTTGATTACAGGTTTGAATACTTTAAGTAGTAAATCTGCCAGTGGTTTTGCCAAAAGAGCAGAACTAGTAGCAACTACAGCGATACCAGCAGTGGTTGCAGCAACCTGTGGTGCAGGTAGATACTGTGCAGTGAAAGGAATATCTTCGTAGAGAGTCACACAAACACCATTCTGCAATTCAAAACCAGATACTCTCTCCTTCTGGTTCTGTGCTACATCACCGATGCGTGGTGCGTTAGGTGGAGGACACTCTACTTCTTTCTCTACCTTTGGAATAACATCTTTAGGTATCTCTGGTACTCCCGGAACATCTGGTGCCTTGTATGGAGGAATGATTGGTTTAGGAGTTGGTAACTCTACCTCCTCATTAAAATTAATAGGATTAAATGATGGCATATTACCATCACAAAAGACTCTAGCGCCATCAGAGTCATCCTCAACCAATTTATCATTGGTTCCCTTCTTATTATCAGTGTGTGCCTCAACACATCCAGGAATATCAATAACAGGAACTCCCACCTGCACCGTTACTGGCGGAGCAGATGGGATACGTGGTTGATTTGTCATCCAACTAGGAACATTTATGTCACGAACTTCCACTTCTCTAATATCAATATCACGAATTTCTGCCATCAGAATTTAGGCAGTCCTCCACCACTACTAGGAATAGCACCACCAGTTACTTCAGGAAGTTCAGGCATGGCAGCGTCAAGCATTCCAGGAAGTGCTCCTGCAATTGCCTCTGTGGCAGCCTTTGTGATCTTCTCTTTGGCGTTTTCTACCATTGCGTCCTTGTTAAGATAAACATAGACGCCGCCACCAACAACGGCAGCAGATACAATAAAAGACGACAACGCGAGTACATTAACTATTTTCTGCATCGTTAAGTGCCTCAACAGTATATTGATACCCACTATCTATAACATCATCATGTAGATTAGCAATATCCTGCAAACCATTTACATCAAACCATGGTGCTGTTTCCCAGTCAAAACCTTCTCCGAAGGTGTTGTCGGCATTAACGATATACCAGTGACAAGATGAATCAGGGACATCAACAGCACAATTACTCCAATCATCTGACCACTGCGGAACTTGTACCCATAATGTTACTGCAAATAAAAAACTAAACAAGTGTGCCATGTGCCCTGCGGATTTCACGAAGTTCCTCAAAGTTCTTTTGCTTGGTGCCACCATCATACTCCCAAGCATATCCTTCGTCAATCATTTGCTCGTTAAGAGACAGTTCAGAGTCTCCTATGTACAACCAACCGAGGAGACGACCATACTTGCCCATACCACCAACAAGCTCAGTGCGGATAACAAGGTCGTCATCCCCAGTAATGGCACCATCCAACTTCTCTTTGAGCCAATCCGTCGCATGGATACCTAACTCCTTTTCTTCAAGGTCTCTAGTCCTTTTCTCTGGCGTATCAACGCCTGCAACTCTAACTCTTTCTTTCTTGAATAAATCAAACCCAAGATCAATGGTGACATCAATAGTGTCGCCGTCAACAACACGATTTATCTCAACTACCCTGAAGTTGTAACACGACTTCCTGCTTGGCGGGGTCATTGCTCCCATAGTTCATCTCCTTTGATTCTGCATCTTGTGGCATTGCAACAACAATTCCAATAAGAGCTACTGCTGCACCAATAACAGCAGATGCTCTCTGAATCCAAATCTTGTTGTCTGTAACTTGTTGCTTAAGTTCTTTAATTTGTTCTTCAGTCTTATCTATACGACTATGAACCATCTCAATTCGACGAATAGCATTCTCTAAAGTGCTGTCCATTACAGCAATCTTTGTATCCTGTTCTGCGTCTTTATTTGTCAGATCGCTCATCGTCCAACTCCTTGAATGCCATACTCATAATTGTATATATGTAGTATGCAACGCCAGCAAGGAGTATTAATATGGATATTACAATACTCCAAGTGACATCATTAGTATCAGCAAGAGGTCGTAATACTAAATTCATTAACAGTCGTTGAA